AGTAGATAAAAGACCAAGCGAGTCAAGAACCATCATCATAGGAGGACGTTTATCAGCAGATGTATGTTCATATGTCTCAATGACTTTTAATGCATGGTGTCTAAACTTCTGAATAGTATCAGGCTCGGCAATAATAACTCTTCGAGTATCAATACCTCTAGACTCCATCATCTCTTTAGTAACAGCAGCTTCAGTATCATAGTATACAACGCCACCTTCAGGATTATCTTTTAAGAACTGCATGACTACACCTAGTACAAAGAAGGTCTTACCGGTAGCAGACTCACCTGCAAATGCAGTAATCTTATTATTAGGAGCTCCTCCATATAAGCTACCTGATAATGCAGCATTCAAAATATAGGAACCAGTATCAATAGTACCAGTAAACTCAGCTGATCCAGTACCATCAGCAGCTATAACGGTATCAGCATCTTTAATGTCTTCTACCAGATTACGAAAGAAATCACTCATGTTTTATAAACCTCATCAAGTTTGTCGCGGAATTGTTCAATCTTATCTAATCTATTAGGCCAATAGATATAATCCTTTTCAGGATTCTTCGCTAGATTGTTTAGTAGCGGCATAATCATATTATATAAACTATTAATCTTTTGTTCAAGCATTAAAGTGCTTTGTGTAGCAGTTTCTGCTTGTTTAGATGCTTCTTGTACTACTTTCAGTTCATCTTCTGTAACAGCACTAAAGCCAAAATCAAAATCGAAATCAGACATTTTTTAGCTCCAAAAGTCTTCTAGAGATGCTTGCTTCTCAACACGCCAACCTATAGCATCCATGATAGTCCTAATAGGTTCTAGGAAAGCTTTATCGAATTGAGTATCATAATCAATATACTTCTCAAGACCAAACCGTCTAGGAAGCGTATTACTAATACTGAGAACATTCTCTCTAACAGGGTTAGGAAGTTTAAGATAGCAGAACTTTACCTTATCACCTTCTTGCACAGGCTGATATCTATTTTCTAGCTTATGCTCTTTAAGAAGATTATTATATACAAGAGCACCTCTAACGTGTATAGGAGTACCCTTACGGTATAGACTAGCTGCGTCCTTATATTTAGTCAGCCCTTTACACCCTCTAGGAAAAGCAACATCTTCAAAAGGTAGTTGACTAAACTCTTCTCTGAAGTTATTAATAAAGTCTATCACCTCTTCTTCAGATTGATTCATAATAACTACTATAGCTTCTTTAATCTTAGCACGACAGGACGAAGGTGTTGAGGACCTTACAGCTTCGATACCCATAATCTTTAACTTAGGATCACTATAGCGCACACCTTCTGAGTCATGCACATTCATAATATATCGTTTCTTAGCAGTCCAGATAGCTTTATCAGCGATGTTCTCTCGCTTCATTACCATCTTCTGATCATATGCATTTACATACGAAGCAAGCTCCTGGTAACACTTATCAATATACGGTTCCAGCTTCTCCGTGCAGACTCGATCAAGAAAAGATACCACTCGCTCCGTCTGTAGTTTATCTTCACCCTCCGGTCCATCACTTCCTTTTTCAAACACTTGATTAACAAGTTTGTCAAGAGTAATGTACATTGAATCCGTATCGCACGCCAATACATAATCTTCACCCTCTGTCTTAAAAAGCCTATTGAGATACTCATTGATCCTCTTCTCCATCCAGCGAATAGACAGCTGACCAGACTTAGTAATAGCCTCCGCATACTTAAGATCAAACCATCTAAAGTACTGGTTACCTAACGCACCATAAGCACTATTCAACTGCACCTTTTTAGCTAACTGCATATTATGACATTGAGATATCTTCTTAGTTACCTCATAAGAAGGATTCTTCTCATACTCCTTCTTAGCCTCTAGCATTTCATTCTTCCACGTTACTCGATCATCATACATCTTTTGCATAAGTTTAGGTAGAAAGCCTTGATAATCTTTGGTAAACATCCCTCCAGTAGCAGCTATAGTTAGATTTTCATCGTCTAGCTGCTCACGTATGTTCGCGTCGTTCAACTTGCCATTTACTATGTCTTCAATCAGGAGATGATATCCACAATTTCTAACATACGTTTCTGGAGAGATGTTATATTGCATAATCAGGTGAGGATACAGAGAGTTCAAATCAAATGACACTACCCACTTATGCATACCAACTTGAGGATCTTTAACGTAAGCACCCTCTGCTTGACGTTCTTTATCCTTAAGTTTAAGTTGTGGGACGACCACCTTTTGAGAGAGGAGATAATTATGAATGATGATGTCCCACATTCGTACTGACGTAAACGTATCTTGGAAGTTCACCTTACCATCATACGCAATCGCCAAAACCTGATCGATAAGCTTCAACTTATCTTCTAGACGTTCTACAAGTTCCACGTCTTTAATATTATAGTCAATAAACTTCTCATAGTCTTTCTTATACAGTTCAAGAAGACTATCGAATTCAGAATAATCTAATTTCTTTTCGCCTAGTTCTACTGTTGCAATATGATCAAGTCTATATGACTCTTGCATTACAAACGTAAACTTACGATACAATTGCATATAGTCTAGTACGTTCAATCCAATAGGATCATATACTTGATGCTCTCTACCTGCAATAGTAATAGTACGCTCGTTCAGTATCTCCCAAGGTGAGATCTTTTTAGCAAACCCTTCACCACATACACGACGAATACGGTTAACAATATAAGGTATATCAAAGAACTCTACGTTCCATCCAGTAACAATATCTGGATCAATCTGACGCCATACATCTAGAAACTTCATAATAAGAGTAGCTTCGTCAGCACACTTTACATACTTTACATTATCATCTTTAACTGTATACTCACCACATCCGAAGACCCAATACTTGTCTTTATGCTTCATAGTAATAGCAGTAATAGGCTTATCAGCTAACTCAATAGAAGGGAACCCTTCATCAGCTGCAACCTCGATATCAATATTTAATACACGAATTAGATCTCGATCATATTCAACTACATCTTCAGGGTATTCATCTTGAAGATACACGTATTGAAACTGCGTAAGTCCGTGAAACGTAATACCTTGCACATCCTGATATCGTTGTACAAACTCACGTGCTTCTGAGATAGAAGCAAAGTCTATACGATCTACAGGTTTACCTTGCAGAGTATGGTAATCACTATTACCAGTTTTAGAGTTAATAAAGAGGTAAGGTTTATAATCAATCTTACGTTGCATACGAGTACCTTTATCGTAGCCACGTAGAAGTAACTTACCTTTATAGGAATGAATATTAGTATAGAAGTTCATTATCTAATAATAGTCGCTTTTCGTTGAGAAGTCAACTGATTTTTGATAAAAAGCGCGCTATATGATGTACGAATGGTAAGAGAGTTGTTGCCATGAATAGATTAACTCCTGTATGAGCTATAGCTATTCGTAAGGTATCACCTTTTGGCATTCCGTCAGATACAAGAAGACCGGCAATCCAAATGGTGCCGGTCGTTCCTATATTAGCTCCTAAGACTGCTGCAATTGCTGCAGGAAGAGGTACTGCTCCTGATGCTACTAATGCAATAATAGCTGTTGTTGATAGTGATGATGACTGCCAGAGCAAAGTCATTATAATACCACCAAAGAACATATAGATTGGATTAGCAATAAACCAGGATAGATGTTCCATGTTACCCATTGACTTCATACCGCCTGAAAACATTTTCAATCCGATATAAAAAATTACCAGGCCTACAAGCGCGGTAATTATAGGGTTACCCAGTTCCATCTTTGCCACCTTTTTGAAGAGCTTATCTTTCATATCATTATATAGTTTACAGTTTTACAAATTCATAAAACTTTCATACTTCTTTTAGAAGGTGAACTTAGCACCAACTACAGTTGAAGAATGTTTGAAGTTATCATCAAAGTCGTTATTCATATAAACTTCAACACCTGTTGTACCAATTGGTTGCGCAAAGTCTACTTCTACAGTTGACAGATTAAACTTCATGTTATCAGCAGCTGTATCTTCTAATGTAGTTGTTACAGTAGCAATACCATAACTTACAGAAGAGTAAACTGAATTAATTTCAGTTTCCAGATTACGTTCTGTACCTACAGATGTTGAAAGACCCTCTGCTAAAGCCACAGAGGATATGGTCATTGCAGCAACAGCTGCAATAATATACTTAAGCATTTATTTCTCCGTTGATTATTCTTTAGATAAATCTAAAGCTAATTGAGTTGTCTCTTCAACCCGTCTGGTCCAACCGCGGCCAAATGTTTCAAAAGTTGAAAGAGATTCATAGTAACCCTGACGGCGTCTCTGGTACTCTTCAATTGTACCTTCTAGGCCTTCCATACTTACGAAATCGTTGACCTTACCTAATGTACCAGGACCAATAGCCCCATCTACACCAGCACCAACTAATTCTTGCAAGTATTTGGCCGCCCGTCCTGTTCCAGCGTTAACACCAAAATCAAATACACACAAGTCTAAACCTGCAGGCAGATCATCGCCTTTAACTCTGTCCCAGTAATTTTTTTTGTAAATGGGCTCGACATCTTCGACTGTCAAGTCTTTCATATCTTTAGTCCCACCAAACTCTTCATACACTCGTTTAGTAACACCCAGGTTAGTTTCACCACCTGGATCTTTTGGATGGTTTACATAACCACCTTCGTGATGTAGAATAGTTTCTAGACTATATTGCCAGTTTTTATCTGCCATTATGTGTTCTCTCCTTAAACTAAAAAGAGCACTTACGTGCTCTTTTATTTAGTCTTTCTTAGAAACGAATTTATAAAGTTCGTCCGCCTTTTTCATGACCTCTGTTGGATGATACATTTTAGGCGTGTACTTTTCATATACTTCTATTAAATCTTTATTTTGCTCTTTAGCATTATCAAGCATTTGATAAAATTGATTTTCAGCAAGATCATATTGCCGATCCATCATTTCTTTTGCCATTTTTAGTACATCAAAGCGTAATTCGAATGGATTTTTTGACATAGTCTTCTCCGTGTGTGTTGTGTGTTAAGAACGGGCAGCGCTGCCCGTTCGATATTTAGCTAAT